AACAAGCAAGGAGATTCTGCAGACACATCCTAACTGAAAATTAAGTCCTAAAAAAACTCATAAGGAGTACAAGACCAAAGCCCCCTGCACCTTAAATAAGTGTGGGGGGTTGGTGCGTGTGACAGTTTAGTAAGTGGTAGCAATGGGTTTCAAAACCTCCTGTTTGTTGTAGAATATTCACATAAGCAAAAAACCACATGGCAATCAACTACAGCACAAAGGCACAACTGGCAAAACTGCTTGCTACTGAAGACCTTGTAGTTGAAAACCAAGAGGTTTCTACAGCACAGTTTAATGTTGAGACAAGGGTTCTGACCCTGCCTATGTGGAAGCGTGCTTCTAACAGTGTGTATGATATGTTGGTGGGTCATGAGGTAGGACATGCCCTCTTCACACCAAATGACTGGTCCTTTGAGGATAAAGTTCCTCAACAGTTTGTCAATGTTACTGAGGATGCTCGCATTGAGAAACTAATGAAACGTAAATATCCTGGTCTTCATAAATCATTTGCTACAGGTTATAAAGAGTTGGCAGAGCAAGATTTCTTCTGTATTGAAGATGAAGATGTTGATGAGATGAACCTGGCAGATCGTGCCAACCTATTCTTTAAAATTGGTAAGCATCTTGACATTACTTTTAGTGCCAAAGAGAATGTAATTATTGATCAAATTGCTGATGCTGAAACCTTTGATGATGCAGTTGAGGCAGCAATAAAACTGTATTCTTATTGTAAAGGTGATAAGCAACCTGAAACTCAACCTATTCCAATGTCACCAAAGTCTGGTGGTCAAGGAGGTGGTGAGAAGCAAGAACAATCATCTGATAATCAGACTCCTGAAGAATCAAGTGGAAGCACTGATGAAAGTGGTGAACAACAATCTGACATTATTGAAGAAGGCACAAACAATGGTGAAAATGCTGGAGATGAAGTAAAAGAAGATAAAGAACCAGAAGTTCATACTGACTCTACATTTGAGCAGCAGATTGAAGATCTCTGTGGCAATATGAATGGATCTGTCACTGAATACTTTGAGTTGCCTGATTTTAAACTTGATAAGATGATTGTCCCTTTTAGTGAGATCAGAGAAAAATTTGACTGGGCAGAGGATCTATACAAATTTGATGGTAAAATTTATGAGTATTGTGATTCTGAATATAATAAATTTAGAAAGTCTGCTGCACGTGAGGTTAACTATCTGGTAAAAGAATTTGAGTGTAAGAAATCTGCTGATGCTTATGCACGTGCTTCTACCTCCAGAACTGGTGTTCTGGATTGCTCTAAACTTCACACTTACAAGTATAATGAGGATCTATTTAAGAAAGTAACTACTCTTGCTGATGGTAAGAATCATGGATTAGTTTTTGTCCTTGATTGGTCAGGTTCTATGGCAGATTGTATGCTTGACACAATCAAGCAACTTTTTAACTTGGTGTGGTTCTGTAACAAATGCAATATTCCATTTGATGTTTATGCTTTCACAAATAATTATATCAAAGATACTGATGAAGTAATAAATCATATTTGGGAAGAGGGTAAATTTATCATTGATGGTTCATTTAGAATGATGAATCTCCTTACTAGTCGTGCTAGTAAGAAAGAAATTGAAAAGCAAATGCTTTCCATCTTTAGAATGGTGTTTAGTTTTAGGTGCTATTGTGCTTATAACTATCCTGGTGAACTTTATCTCTCTGGTACTCCTCTTAATGAAGCAATTGTTTCACTTCATAAAATTATCCCTGCTTTTAAGAAAATGCATGGTTTGCAAAAGACTCATGTATTTGTTCTGACTGATGGTGAAGCAAATGCAATGATGGTTGCTAGAGAAAATGCATATGGTGGTAGAGGTGGTAGGTATCCTACTGCACAACAATCTTATCTTAGGAATAAGAAAACTGGATTTACTTATCAATTACAGAATGAGTATTATAAATTTACTCAAGTTCTTTTGGAAAACCTCAAGCAAGAGAATAAAGATGTTAATTTTATTGGTGTTCGTATTTGTGGTCCTAGAACCATGAATGATTTTATTAGAAGGTATGAACTTATCACTGATGATACAAATAAAAAAATTAAAAAAGACAAATTTTATGACATTAAAAACACTGGTTACACATCTTACTTTGCAATGCAAACCTCTGCATTAAACAATCAAGCAGAATTTGAAGTTGAAGATGGTGCATCTAAAGCAAGGATTAAATCTGCTTTTGTCAAAAATTTGAAGACTAAGGCACTAAATAAGAAAGTTCTAAGTAAGTTTATGGATCTGGTCTGCTGACCAGTCCTAGCACTGACCACAGAGGGGTCCAGGACCCCTCTCCATCCTTTATAATTAACCTGTTGAACAAAACCACTATGGCACTATCCACTGAATACATCCTGTCCTCTATCTCAAATCTATATGGTGATGAAGTAGTTGCTGCTGATGTACGTGCATGGTGTGCTATGAATGGCACCACCTATCAGACTGTAACTAAAAAACTTGATGACTATAAAGTTGGTCGTGGTAAGTGGAACTTAACTGTTAAAGAAAAACTTGAGCAGTCTTATGAAGCACCTGCTGCTGCTCCTGCTATTGAACAAAATCTTATTCCTCAGAAAGATGATACCTTCGTCCAGTTTGGCAATTTCACTGATGTTAAAAAAATTGTTAAGTCCAATTTTTTCTATCCTGTCTTCATTACAGGACTTTCTGGTAATGGTAAAACACTTTGTGTTGAGCAAGCTTGTGCTCAGCTCAAGAGAGAATTGATTCGTGTCAATATTACAATTGAGACTGATGAGGATGACCTTATTGGTGGTTTCCGCCTTGTCAATGGTGAAACAGTCTGGCACAATGGCCCAGTCATTGAAGCCCTGCAAAGAGGTGCTGTGTTGCTCCTAGATGAAATTGACCTTGCTTCAAACAAAATTCTTTGCCTCCAATCTATTCTTGAAGGAAAAGGAATTTTCCTCAAGAAAACTGGTCAATACATTGCTCCCACAAAAGGATTCCAAATCTTTGCTACAGCAAATACCAAAGGTAAGGGATCTGATGATGGGCGCTTCATTGGCACCAATGTGTTGAATGAAGCATTCCTTGAGCGTTTCCCAGTTACCTTTGAACAGTCCTATCCTTCTCCTGCTACTGAGCAGAAGATTCTTGAGGGTGTTGCATCTGACCTTAATGTGGTTGCTCCTGCCTTCTGCAAGCATCTGGTTGATTGGGCAGATATCATTCGCAAGACCTTCTATGATGGTGGTATTGAGGATGTTGTCAGCACTCGTCGTCTGGTTCACATCATTCGTGCCTACAGTATCTTTAACAACAAAGAGAAAGCAATTCAAGTTTGCATCAATCGCTTTGATGAAGAGACCAAAGCATCTTTCATTGAACTCTATGACAAGGTGGATGCTGACTTCCAAATGATTGACACTGAAGAAACTGCTTGATATAATTAATGATAAATGCTTGGTCACTTTTACATGATGAACTTTATGGAGATGAATCTATGACTATTGAATCAGCAACTAGTAAAGATTACAATGATTTTTGGGAAGGAGATGGGCATAGTATGGTAGGCAATCCTCTGTTGGGTGGTATGTCTGATGATACTATTTGTTTCTCTGGAAATGGAATTTATGCTGCTGACACAGTAAAAATGGACTACATGGGTCTTGGACAAGATCGCATTACACTTGGTGGTGGAACAGATACAACCACTAACAAATTGAATACAATGTATAAGTATAATGAGGAAGAAATCCTCAAAGAGTTGAAAGATTATATTATTAGAACTTACAATCAGCACTATTCTGCTGGTGATGATAAGATTCAAACTCTTGATCTTATTGAAGCTTGTGGTGATGGTGAAGCATTTTGCAGATCCAATATTCTCAAGTATGCCTCTCGTTATGATAAGAAAGGCACTGCAAGACGTGACATCATGAAGATTTTGCATTATGCTGTTCTTCTGATGCATTTCAATGACAAAAATTCTCAAAAAGAAACTTACCCTCAGTGATGAAAACTC